CTATTACCACAAACCCACGCATTAATTTGTACCTCATCTAAATCATCAATATCATCTGAAAGTTCAATACCAACTTCACGTGCATATTCTGCATCCATGATACCCCAATATTCAAGAACTTCAAAGTGTGATTGATAACTATCATCAGTACGAGCATCATCTTTTAAACTTAGCTCATAATCTTTTTCTTCGTAGTTTGCTCCATCCATTAAAGCATCACGAATGGCATCTTCGTTAAAATATGGCATATTACGAAGCTGCCTTAGTTGTGACTTATTCATCTTATGACGATGAACTACATATTCACATTCTTCAATGTTAGTAGCTGATGGGTCAGGAAAGAAATCCCAACAGCTTACAAATTCTATTCTAGGTACTCTGACTTCTAAAGGATTATAAGTTCTTGTACCATCTTCACCCATGTTCCAATTATTTAATTTTTTATTAAAATTGAAAGGACCTTTTACAATCCCTGTGCCTAACAAAGCAGATTCTAAAAGAGCATTTCTAATTTCAGATGAACCTTTGGATTCATCAATTTGGTCATGAATAAGCTTTTCCATTCTTCTTGCAGCTTTTTGAGCTGGAGATAATTCTAAAGCTTGTGGATTTGGATTTAATCCTTCAACTAGTAAATCTTCAACTTGGTTTTCAATTGACTCACTAAAAACACCTTTTTGAAGAGTTGCTCCCGGTTTTAAAACTTTACCATCACCTTCATAGCCGACATCATAAATGTTATCGCCTTGAGGTTCATCTTCTAATCTATTACCAATATTATCAGGAATAGATGTTTCGATGCCGGGTTGTGGATTATTTATATCTAGGTGAGCATGTTCTACTTCACCTTCAGGTACTTTAGTTTCTTGTATACCGATAGGAAACTTACCTGTTCCAAAGATAACATCAACAAGTTGTCCAAAGGCAGCAAGGACTTTTGTTTTAGTAATCTTTACAAAGATACGAGATTTTTCAGAATCTCTAAATTTAAGAGATTTACTATATAAACCTCTATAGTTTTCATAGGCTTTTAACCAACGAGCTTCATCAAGATTTCTTTTATCTTCTGCTGAATAAAACCTATCTTTTACTATTCCAACAAGATTGGTTTGTTGTTCTAGTTCTAAAGATAAATTTTTTCCTGCTTCGCCTTCAACTTCTTCATAAATGTTATCAGCGTTTAAAAATGTATTCTCGTTGTCTGCCATATATTTTAATAACCAAATGTAGAATCAGCAGGTCGGTATATATCCTGCTTAATTCTTAACATCCTATCATGAGGATGGTCCAATCTAGGTCTGCTCATAATCATATACCGTAATGCATCATAAGCATGGTCTTGCGAATGAGTATCCACATCTTCGGGATTACTTTTCGCTAGAGGTAAACTTTGTAATTCTTTAATCAAATTTGTACACGTATTAAAGATTTGCAATCTTGGTCTACCTGTTTCTCTATCAGGTCTTAAATATTCATGTATTTGAACTTTACCAGCAATTCGATTTTTGTCAGCTCTTTTAAGTTTATGTCCTTTTAGAGCTAACATTTCACCTATGGTAGGACCTGTATAACCTGTCCTAGCCCATGCTGCTGTATCAAGTACACCTAATATAGACTTGATTTCATCAGCTTCCATTTCTGTCAAAGTGTCTGCGAGTGCATCGCCTGTAAGACCTTTTTTGTATAATTCTCTATATATAATGAGGGTCTTATCTTCAGGGTCTATAGCAGCCCACAAACAACAACTTTCAGAAGCGTAACCGTAGTCAATACCTTTTAATCTTTCCCACCAACTCGGAACATCGAATGGAGGTATAACATGTACTGACTTATCAAACTCTGCGAATGCTGCTCCTTCTGAAATGTCCCAATTACCTTCCAACAATTGTTTTCGTTGGATAGCTGGTAGGGACTCCAGCATTCTTTCATATTCACCATCTTCAGCAAGAAAAGGATTGTCCTGTAATCTTGCTGGTATAAACTTTCTTGTTAGACCATCTTTACCCTGAAAGGTTTTATTTTCAGGAGATGGTTCTATATATCTCTTTTTAACCCAGTGTGCACCAACACCACCCGGGTTAGCAGTGCATCTTAAATAAGTTGGTAGTTCAGGATTCGTAGTTCTTAAACGTGAAGCTAAATAGTTCCAACCGAATTCAGTTGGTAAGTGTGTAATCTCATCAAAGCCAATCCAACTATATGCTTGTCCTTGATAACGATACACATCTGCATCACGTTCTAAGAATCCAAACTCAATCTTAGCACCACTTGGAAACTGCCAAAGTTTTTCAACTTCTTTAAACTTAGCACCTTTAAATGCTTTAGGATACAGTTCCCGAGATTTATCAATAATCTCTCTAAGTTCCGGCATTGACCTTCTTAATATCAAAGCTCTATGCTCTGCGAAGTGACAATACCTCAGTGGGTCTATAAGCATTGCAAAGCTTTTTCCACCACCGGCTGCTCCACCGTATAATACATCTTTTTCAGAAGCAGCTAAAAAATCTGTCTGAGGTCCTTCATTAGGCATAAAAGCTACATAAGAACCTGTATCATCTAAATGTTTTTGTATTGGATCAGGTAACGTTTTAGTTTCTGATTCTGTTAAAACATTAGATGTTAAAACTTTTTCTTCATTGTCAAGTTCTTTCTTGACTCTAGCTAAACTTCGTGTTAGCTTTTTAACTTTCTGATTTTTTTTATCTAATTTCTTTTTAGCCTGTAAAGCTAACTTTATATCAGAAAGTTCACTGTTCTTTGGTCTACCCGGTTTCTTCTTGGGAGTACCATCTTTCTTTAGTATATAGCTCCCATCAGGGTTTGTCAAGTAATTTTCAGGATTTTTTTCCCAATCTTCCATATGTTTTATCTACGTATTTTTTTAATCCGGGTCTTGACATTCTTCTTCCAGTCTCAGCTTCAAGCCAATCGACACCAACTCCAAGACTTATTTGACCATCATTAACTGCTTCTGCTACTTCATTTAACATATTTAATTCAGTTTCAATAGGTTTTAAATAACCTTCAAAGTGTTTATCTAACTCATAACCAAACGGTACAGTTGAAGATGTTCTTCTTATATAATTATCAGGTCTAAACATTACCTTTTTTTACCTTTATGTAAACCATGTCTTGCATGTTGTTTACCTTTTCTTGTAGCTGCTCTTTTCTTTTTGTTAGCTGCTGCAAGTTTACGTCTACCTTTTGCAGTAGACTTTAATCTTTTAATTTGTTCTTCAGGTGCGTAGACCTCTCCAGTTTCAGAAGATTTCTTACCACTAGGAGTTCTCCACTTTTGTTTAGTCCAAGTTCTAAGACTTCTTTGACTTTTTTTGAGTGCCATGTTTTTTTCTTATTGCTTCTTTGCCTTTCTTTGCGATTTCTGCTTGTTGCCTTTTTCCTGCGACTTTCGCCCTCTGCTCAAGGACTGTGAGAATTTGTATCTTTCTTGCAAAAGGTTTTTTAATTCTTTTAACTTTTGCCACAGTTTTTCTAGCATCTGCTGGAGTCGCAAATTTAATGCTGACAGTATCTTTTGGATTTTCATCGGTATATAATCTCCTCCCACTACCTTTGGGTTTTTTTCCTGTTCCTACTTTAGGGTCTTTCTTTTTTCTGACCATTATTTATAACCACCACCTTTAGCTTTATATTGTTTAGCTAAAAGCTGGGCTTTTCGAGCTGACCATTGACCGGGTTTACCACCTTTAGAACCAGCTTTGATCCTCTCGAAAAGTCTCTTACGCATAGTCGGCTTCGTATAGTTACCGGCTTTATTAACAGTAGACTTACGTTTTTTTGTTGTTTTTTTTCGTACCATTATTTCCTCCGAATATTCTATCCCAGCCTTCTGCGTATTGAGACTGTTCTTCTTTAGTATAAAATTTACCAGTTAAACCTAAGACACGCTTTTTAGCTTTGTTCTTAGATGAAAAGACAATTGGTTTTTGTTCTGAACCTACTTGTGGCATAATTTATCTTCCCAATCATCTATGGCTTTTGTTATACTTTCTTCTGCTAATACACTACAATGTAGTTTAATTGGAGGTAATTCTAAAGCATCAGCTATATCTTTATCTT